CACCACTTCCAAACAATACTTCGCCAACGGCTCCTATTGCTACGAAAGTAATCATTAGATGAACTAAATCGTCTAACCAACTTTTGACCAATGCGATGACTTCCTTCATTGTTTTCTCCCGTTATTTACTTATCATTTAACAAAAAAGGGATTTTTAACTTCCGTTTTTTGTTGTTGAAATACTTATTCCAACATAAATAAATATAATATATACGATATTTTGTTTTGCAATATATATAGATCAAACAAAAGTCTATTTTTAGGTTATTTCATATTTATATATGAGTTATAATATCTATTTTTAATACAATATGAGGAAATCAAAATGAGTCAGGATTATGAATTATTTGAGGGTAAATCACTATCATCATTATTCAAAGACATCTATGATAATTCCGTACATAACAAAAAACAACTTGAAGTATTAGTTGGTGAAGTTGCTGCGTTTATCAAAGATGGGGATATGGCTATTCAGTTAATTCCTATGATAAAAGAATATTTGGATATAAATGTGAAGAATGATGAACAACTTGTCAAATTGGCAACTGTTGTACAACGATTAATTGCCGCTGAAGCTAAGAGCGGTAGTGAATCAGAATTCGGTTTATCGGACAAAGAGAAAGAACAATTACTCAAGAGTATAGATGATGTAGTTGTAGATATTCAAAAGAAATCAGACAAAATATCAGAAGATATACAAACAGTTAAGGAAAATTAATGGCGTATAAGGTAAACCCTCCTAATACTGATCTACCTGATTCAACATCAGGTGGACCAGTTACAATGACTGATATTGAAAACTTTTTTGCAGGAAATGAAAGTCCTGAATTTTATGAATTAGAATCAGCAGAAGTAAAAGAAATTTATTTAGATGAGTCAGATTTACCACTTAATAAAGATGGTAATCCAGACTGGTCAAAATATGGATGGGCCAAGGTTAAGTTGTCTGTTAGTGCTAAAAGTTTAACTGATGTTATAGAAGCACGACCATTAAATTCTAATATTAAAGAGTATCCATTACCAGGTGAATTTGTAATAGTGGCCGAAAACTATTTTAACGAACGTTACTATGTTCAGAAAATTAATGCTGCTAATTCTGTAAATTTTAATTTTTTACCAGGATTTAGTACTCATCATGTAGCGTCTAATATCGGTAAAAGTCCAGAAATTAAGGACTTTAAACCTGATAGTAGAATAAGACAACTTCAAGCTGAAGAAGGTGATATTACATTTAATGGAAGGTTTGGTCAATCAATTAGGTTTGGAAGTAATATTGTAAATCTTGGTGGAAATAAGTATGGTCCTAATATTTTAATGAGAGCGGGACAGGGGGAATTACCAACTATAAAAGATAAACCAGTAAATGAAGATATAAATTTAGATGGTTCTTCTATTTGGATTACTACTGATCAACGAGTAAAATTACATTTTAAAGGAACAAAATCGTTCCTCGGCCCTCCACCTGGCCTATGGCCATTTTATCATATACAAGAAGCTGGAACAAGTGATATGATGAAAATAGAAGACGTGGGATTTGGCGGAAAACAAATTATTTTAAATTCAGATAGACTTATTTTTAATACTAATAAAAATTCTATTCTTATGAGTTCCCCGACTATGATAGGTTTATCGGCAACTAAAGAAATAGGTCTTGAAGTTCCAAGAGATACGGGGAGAGTTATGTTAGGCGATGCCGGTAGTAAAAGAGCTAGTCATACACTTCCTGAGGATATAATGGGTATAGAACCAGTTCTTGGTGGTAACCAAACAATGAAACTTTTTTCTCAATTAATAGATGCTATAAATGGATTTGCGGGAGTTTTATCAACAGCCGTAGCTGGTCCGGGATTACCTTGGGCACCTACGAGTTTAACTCCAATTAACGCGGCCGCTTCAGAATTAAGAGCCTTGTTGTCAGCATTGAAATTAAGATTAGATGAACCAAAAAGTAGAACTGTGATGGTTGGTCATGTAAAGGGACCATCACCGTGGGCATCACCAACGCAACGAATAATACCAAATAGAGAACAAGAAACAGCCGCATGGATAAAGAAAGCACGAGAAGATAGTCTTGTATTTATTGATGGTGAACCTAAACGATATAATGAATTTATTACAATAATTGGTGAAGGTGGAGAAGCAGCTGGTCATCCCGGAATTCATATTGAAAAATTAGAAGATCCTAAAATTCCATCAGGATACAAACCAGTTGGGTTCACTGAATCAATTCTTCATCCACCATATGAATGGACTTATAGTTCTGGAATTATGGGAGTTGAAGGAGCTACGGTAATTGCTTCGCATACAGATATAGAGGTTACTACTTTTCATGACCATATAATGTCTTTATATGTGGAGGAAGATGATGGGAGACCATCATGGCCAAATTAAAAATAAGGAAAATAAATGCCTATAAGATGTGATTATTTAGCAAAACAAAAAGTAACTTTACAACCAGGCGAAGAAATAATAATGGGATGTGAGGTTATTAAAGGAAGTGGCCGATTCAATGGTGTAGAATCATGGGCCCCTTTGTATGCAGATTTTGATGGACATGCCGGTGATAATGGTGCAACTGTATTATGGCCAGATACAGGTAATGATGTTTTTTCATTTAAACCAAAAGAATCTGTACCAACCAGAACAGAGGTTATTCAAGGACAAGTTTATGAAAATGGTGAATGGCATGATGCTCCATATATTGTTAAGACTAAAGAAGCAATTGCCGGACCATCATCAGCAGACATAGATGCATTGATGAATTCACTTGCCGGAACTACTAAAAAAAGTGTTGGTAAAGAATCAGTTAAATTAGGTCTAGAAACTGGACAAGCTGGACCAGAAACGGTAGGTGTTGTTCCACAATCAGATGATAAACTTGGTCCGTATTGTGCCGGGTTAGTTGGTGGTATTGATACACCATCAGATGCAGAAAAAGATTGGTTAGCAGACTTTGCTAATTTTAATCTTCCTGAATTAAAACTTTTTAACCTAAGTGGATTTACTGCATATATAACAAAACATTTAGCCAAAGTTCAAGCCGTTTTAGGTAAAGTTACACAAGCAGTTGATGAAATTATTGATAAAGCAAAACTTAATCCAGAAGATATTTGTAAACCGCCGGTACCTGAAGCTATTAAATTTTTACTTGATACTATAAAAACTTTATTGAAGGTGATGAAAGCTTTAAAGAAAATAATGGCAACAATAAAGAAAATTCAAGCGGGAATTAAACTTTTAATGAAAGGTTTGAAATGGATAACATTTCCAGTTCCAGTAGTTCCACTTGTGGAAAAATTGTTGGAAATGTTACAAATTATGAGTCTTGTAGATATGATGGTTAGTATGTTGGTATCAACAGTTGCAAAATTTACAGCTATATTACCAATTTTACAATCACAATTGATGTCAATTTTAGCACAATGTGCAGCAGCACAAGGACAAGCACCACCAACTAATAAAGAAGATTGTGAAGCAGCCGGAGGAACATGGATTGACCCCGAAGAAATTGCTGAACTTCAACAATTGTATGATCAAATGTTAAGTGAGGCAACTACTTTGGATAGTATGGCTGGTGGAACAGGAGATGATGGAACAGGAGCTGATGGAGAATTATTTGGATTCTGTTCAATAGCAGAACATACTAATCAAGAAGATTGTGAGGCCGCGGGTGGAAATTGGACATCTGTAACCGAGGATACAGATTTTTCTACTATAGATTCGTCAGTATTGGGTGAAGAATTAGCTGCACAACTTGCAGAATTAGAATCCTGTTTTTCAGATCCAGAATTACAAGCGTTTATAGATGATTTATAATATAAGGAGTTATTAAAATGAAGAAACAAGAGTTAATAAAAATAATTGAAACAGTAGTTCGTAAGGAAGTCAAAAAACAAATGAATGAGATATTTATTAAAGAAGAAAACTCATCTTTACTTTCCGAATTAGTTTCAAAACCATTAACTGAAAAAGAGTTTAAAGATCCCATTAGAAAACAGTATAAAACTAAACCTAAAAAAGAGGTTCGCTATACATCAAATGAGGCTCTTAACAAAGTGTTAAATGAAACCGCTGGTGGAGTTCCACAAGGAGAAGGTGGAGCATCACAAGTTGGAGGATATGAAGAATATCCAACTTTAGGTGATGAAGTATTTGATTCGAGTAAAATAAATGATGTTTTGGTAGGTTCACCACCAGGAGTAGCAACTACTGAAGCCGTAAAACAGAAGAAACGAGATATTGGAGCAGTTCAAACTATTAAGAATGCTAGAGTAAATGTTGACCAAGTTCCTGACCATGTACAAGATGCATTAACACGAGATTATTCATCAGTAATGAAAGCGATTGATAAAAAGAATTCTGGTGAAGGATTTCGTCCATAGTGAGGTGAGTCATGGCATTAGATAAGAATTTTTTAAAATATAAATTTTTAAAAATTTTAAACGATAAAATTTATAAAGATCAACCGTCAGAAGATAAGGCGACAGCGAGAAAGAAAAACGCAGAGGAGGCACAATTACAATCAGATGCAATTCATTCTTATTTAACTGGAATGGATCCCATAAAACCTTTAAGTAATAAATCTTTTTTAGAACCCGATTCGATGCCAGGAAATTTATCATTGACAGATAAAGGTCAGTTGAATGTAACTCAAGTTGAACCACCAGCAACTAAAATAGCGAAGTTGATAGCGTTAATGAGGAAACACCAAGGTTTTGGTGGAGCAAATCAAGATCGTGGCAGAAAATTAAAAATTCTTAAAAAAGTTTTTGATAGTTTAAATATTATATTTAAGCGTAATAAAATTTCTATGAATAAGAATTTTGAAGTTAAAGGTAATGTAAATGTTGGAAAAAATATTGTTATAGGTGGTAATAATATTGTAAAACAAAATTTGAGTGTAATTGGTAATAGTTCAGTACGTGGTAGTTTATTTGTAAAGAAAAGTGGAACTATTAATAATAATTTTTTAGTTAAAAAAGACATAACAATAGAAAAGAATTTTATTGTTAAACAAAATGGTACTGTAACTAATAATTTAAATATTGGAAAAGATGGTATAGTTGGTGGAAATTTAACTGTTAATAAAAATGAAATTATTAAAGGTAATGTTCAAATTGATAAGAATCAATTTGTTAAGGAAAGTCTTAGGGTTGATAAAAAATTAACTGTTGGTAAAAATACTACTTTAAAGGGAAATCTTAATGTTAGAAAAAATTCTAATACAGTAGGAATTCATAATGTTGGATTGGCTTTAAATGTAATGGGACCAGCAATATTTGGTGGTGGTCTGATTATAGCACCATTTCCAATTCCACCAATACCTGGAATGCCAAGACGAGCAAAAAGAGAAGCTGATTTTCGTGTTAAGGGTGGGGATATTATAGGTGAACAAGACTTACAGATTATGGAGGATTCTGTAGTTGAAGGTAATTCGACAGTTGAAGGTAATTTGGAAGTTCAAGATGAAACTGTATTACGAGGTGAAGTATCAGTAGAGAGTAATTTAGAAGTACTTGGAGATACAACTTTTGAAGGAGATACAACTTTTGAAGGAAATTTGAATCTTGGAGAAAGTGTAGCAGGTGTTAATGGATACACATATTTACCAAATGGTATTTTAATACAATGGGGAATTGATACAAGTGATAGTGATGGTGATCATCCAATAACATTTCCTATACCATTCCCAAATAATTGTTTTTCTGTATCTGTTAATCATCTATTATCAGGGGGATGGAATACTGACTCAAAATATGGATATCCTATAACAGCAAAATCTTATGATACGAATGGATTTGTAATAAATAGGAATAATGAAGCATCGGCTACTATTAATCTAAATTATATGGCAATAGGAAATTAAAGGAGAATTAAAAATGGGAGCAAGAGAAAACGATTTAAATCCAGATATTTTTATTGGATTACAACTTCCGTTAGCATATGAAGATGATGGATTTTTTACTCAAACAAAAACTACGATTAAACAGGCCCAATATAATATTATTAATTTATTAAAAACTATTCCAGGTGAAAGATTAGGACAACCATTATATGGATCAAGACTTCACCACTTACTTTTTGAACCAATGACTGAAGACTTGAGTGAAAATATTAAAAAAGAGATTGAAGATTCTTTAAGTACTTGGTTGCCATATATAACTGTTCAAGATATAAAAATTGCATTTACGGGATTAAATAATGTTGATGTATCTATTAAATTTGGATTACAATTTGATCCTACAGCAATGGAACAAGTTTCAATTGATTTTACACAATTTGAAGATTTTGTAGGGGAAGTTGCAGATGTAGGTATTGCCACATAAAGGTAATTAAAAAGGAGAAGATTCATGGCTGTAACAGATGTTAGTAAAGATGTAAGATATTTGAATAAAGATTTTGCTTCTTTTAGAAACGGTTTAATAGAATTTGCAAAAACATACTTTCCAAATACATATAATGATTTTAATGAATCAGATCCAGGTATGATGTTCATAGAAATGGCGTCATATGTTGGTGATGTTTTATCATATTATATTGATGAACAATTTAAAGAAAGTATGTTAGCTTTTGCAGAAGAAAAGAGAACAATATATCAAATAGCACAGGGATATGGATATAAACCAAGGCAGTCTTCACCTGCATCCGTAATGCTTGATGTATTCCAAACTGTACCTGCCGATCCTAATAATGTGTCAGATGGTAAAAGACAACCAAATGAAGATTATTGTCTTATAGTTCCATCTGGATTGCGAGCAACAGCCACAAATGGTACAATTTTTAGGAGTGTAGATGATTGTATTTTTGCAGATTCAAGTTCTATGAGTCCAAGACAAGAAGATATTTATGAGGTAGATGAGAACAGTAATATTACAAAATGGTTATTAAAAAAATCAGTAAAGGCAGTTAGTGGAACAGTAACAACTGATTATATAACGTTTGGAGCAGCAGAAAAATATAAAAGAGTTGTATTAGAAACCGGTTCTGTATTAGAAATTCTTTCTGTAATTGATAGTGATGGAAACAAGTGGTATGAAGTTCCATTTTTGGCACAAGATACGGTATATACAGATTTTCAAAATAATACAAATAATTCTCCCGATTTAGTTGAAGGTAGAAATTTTGCACCTTTTCTTTTAAAACTTTTAAAAACATCAAAGAGATATAAGACTTTTATTAGACCAGACGGTAAAACAGAATTAAGATTTGGTTCAGGAGTAGCAGCAGGAGCAGATGAAGAAATCATTCCAAATCCATCAAATGTAGGTTCTAATTTACCAGGAACACCAAGTTTTCTTGATACAGCATTTGATCCAGCAAATTTTCTTAATACAGAAACTTATGGTCAAAGTCCTACTAATACAACTCTTACGATAAAATATTCGTATGGTGGTGGTATAGATGATAATTGTACTGCTGGATCAATAAAAAATATTACTTTACTTAATTCTGAATTTGATAGTTCGGCTACTTTAGATTCTGCATTAAAAATTCAATCTAAAAATTCTATAGCAATAACAAATCCAGAACCAGCAATGGGAGGTAGTGGAGCAGAAACACTTGAGGACGTTAGAGGGAATGCACTTGCTTATTTTCAGGCACAAAGTCGGGCAGTAACAAAGGATGATTATATAACTCGTGTATATTCATTACCATCAAAGTATGGTAATATAGCAAAAGTTTATATTATTCAAGATGAACAAGTTGCAGCTAGTGGTCAAAATGAAGCAGATCCAACATTTCAACCAAATCCGTTAGCATTAAATATGTATATGATTGGATATGATCAAGCAGGAAAGTTAGTTAGATTAAATCAAGCAGTTAAAGAAAATATAAAAATATATTTAAGTCAATATAGAATGATGACAGACGCGATACAAATTAAAGATGCGTGGATATGTAATATTGGAATTGATTTTGCAATTTTTACTAAAAAAGGATTTAACAAAAATGAAGTGTTATTAAATTGTGTTGATAAATTAAAAAAATATTTTCATAATGATAATTGGCAAATAAATCAACCTATTATTTTGGCAGACGTATTAAATGAAATAATAGATGCCGATGGAGTGAGGACTGTAGTTAAGCCACAAGAAGGTAGAGATGAATTAATCAAGGTTACGAACAAGTGGGGAACTGTATATTCCAATAATATATATGATATACAAGGATCAACATATAATGGAGTGGTTTATCCACCAGTTGATCCTACAATGTTTGAAGTTAAATATCCCGATATAGATATACGGGGTAGAGTATTGGGAGACTTATAATGCATTATTTTGAATTTCCAACCAAAGATACAACATTATACGAAGCAAGCCAAAGTATGAATACTGGCCAGGACGAAATTCTTGAGATAAAAAAAAATATGAACGCGGATGGTTCAGTAATAAATGTTTCTCGTACTTTAGCTAAATTTGATTTGACTTATGTATCAAAATCAATATCATCTGGATTAATTACATCTGGTTCATTAACAAAATTTTATTTGAATTTATATGATGCCAATTCAAGTGGATTAAATGTATCACAAATTTTATACGGATATCCAGTAAGTCAGTCTTGGGATAATGGTTCTGGAAAATATTTGTATAACCCGATAGCAGAAGATGGAGCAAGTTGGAAATGGAAAGATAACGCTACTGGAAAAACACAATGGAATACTGTTTCTGGATCTGGTGGAACTTGGTATAGTGGAAGTGGATATGAAGCCTCTCAATCTTTTACAAATGAACCAGCAGATTTAAGAATGGATGTAACTGATATTGTTTGGAAATGGTTGCATAGTACAGTTCCAAATGAAGGATTTATGTTAAAGAGAAGTGGTAGTATTGGTAATACAGATTCAAATGTTGAAGAAGGAAATACTACAATATATGGAAATTTTAGTTTCTTTTCTCGTGAAACTAATACAATATATTCACCAAAGTTAGAAGTAATTTGGGACGATTCTAAATGGACAACCGGTTCTTTATCAGCACTTACATCTGCAAACTTAGAAGATATGAATCTTTATATGAAAGGATTACGAGAAAAATATAAAGAAAATTCAAAGGTAAAATTTAGAGTAGTTGGTAGAGAAAGATATCCTGAAACAACATTTTCAACTACGGGATATAGTACTGGATATTTAACAGTAAAAACTTTACCAAGTGGAAGTACTTATTATCAAATTAAAGATGCTTATACAGAAGATGTTATTGTACCATTTGGAAGTGGTTCAAAGGTAAGTTGTGATTCAACAGGAAACTATTTCAATTTGTGGATGAATGGATTACAGGCAGAAAGATTTTATAGAATAAATTATAAAATAGTAAGTGGTAGTGGAACTGCCGATGAAACTGTAACATACTTCGATGAAAAACATTCGTTTAAAGTAGTGAGATAAAAAATGCCATATACAAAAGAAGAACTTGAAAATCTTCAATTTTATCAAGAAATTGCACGGAAAGATGAAATCAAATATTTACAAATGATTCAAAAAAGAATTGAATCAGGGAATTCGACAGGAGAAATTTTACGGGATCCAAATACAGGATATATACTTTGTTTTGAAAGAATAATTCCAGGACAAGGAACTGGTGAAGTAGTGGAGAGTTATAGTGAACATGGTTTATATACTATTGGATTTCCTGAAGATGGATATTTTGATTATTTAGAAGGCGAAGAACTTAATAATATAATCGATAGAGAATTTAAGGAATTTTAATGGCCCAATTTCAATTAGTAAGATCTGGAAGAACTGGACAACTATCAAGATTAAATTCAGAACATTTAATTCAGGTAGAGTTGAGTGATAATTTAAAAGATAGTGATCCTGTAGCCCCATTTGGCTCTCTTACTACAGATATAATTGAGTTTTGTTTATATGATTTAAAAGACAACTATATTACTAGTTCTACCATAAAGTCCCCTTTTCCAGATAAATTAGATATAGGAGCTATTGTTAGAGGAACTGGATATAAATTCGGAACTTTTAAAGTTGTATTTAATTTTTTAAGACGAATAGGTGGTACTGGTGATGTTGTATTAGTAAATTCTGATAAAACTATTTATAGTGGAAAATATTTTATTTCTGGTAGTAATGTATATGCCGGTACAGAACTTATTCCCATAGTTGATCCCGATACTGGAGAGATTATAGAACTTGGAATGGAAGATGATAATCTTTATTTACAAGATATATCTATCGATAGAACCGAACTAAGAATTAGACCAAATCCAAGAATAAAAGATCCAAACTCTGATGAACGATTTAGATTGTTAGGATATACTTGTTTGTGTCAGGCCGATATTAATGGAGAATCTCCATTAACTTTTGATAATACTGGTAAACAAGTTACTGTAAATTGGGGTCTTGATATAGGACAAGGAGTATCATTAAACGAATTAATGGCAGGTGGAACTCTTATTATAAGAGATGCCTTTGTTATAGACTATGATGAAACTCCAGAAACTATATTAACATATATTCCAGACGTATTAAATACTCCTGTTATAGCATCTAACAATTTAGTAACTAATGGTCATTTTAATTCTTTGACAGGTTCATTTGGTGATGGTGTAGCCGAAGAAAATAGTAGTAATCCAAAAAATGAAATAGTTGAATTTCCTAATCCAGGTCATAGTAAGTGGTGTTTAAAAACTTCTCCAGATATTGCGAATGGTGGAACTAAAGATGTTAAATATCAAATGGACTTTGAGGTCATACCTGGTGAAACTTATGTATTAAGTTGTTGGGTATATCATGATAATAATTGGGATGGTAGAACGGATGCACATTTTCATTCACGGGCATTTATTGATAATGTAAACGGCCCAACAATAAGTGGGGTGGGAACTGTATTAGAAACAAAAGTTGTAGATGGTAATACTTGGGAACGACAATATAGCCGTATAACTGTTCCAACAACTGGAACTGGGAAACTATCTTGGTATTTAGGTTTAGGAGTAGAAAAAGATGGTGGTGAGGTATTTGATGGTAATAGATACTATACTGATATACAATGTGAACCAGGTTCAGCTATATCATTTCCAACTCCTTATATGTTGGAAGAAAGACTTGAAGATATTGAATCTTCTACTACTGGCCTTGTTAAATTTGTAGATGACAATACACTATCAGCAACATTTATGGGGGAAGATGCAGGATTTGTTGAGTTGATGTCATCTGATAATGAAGATAGGGGAAGTGGTAAAATTACTATTAAAGATGCAATTGTTACAGATCAAACATTCGATATGCAAACTGACAGAACTATTATTGATGAAATTCCAACAGATAATCCTGATGCTTCAGCTGTTAGAGAAGGTGGTAATGAAACAGAATTTAATAAAAGTCCATTTCATGGTAACGTTCCAGATGATTCAACCGATTTAGAGATAACAATACAAGCAAATGATATTTACAGATTAAATAAAGTAAATCCGAATGGTGATGAAGAAGAAATTGGAAGATATGATTTACCTGTTGAAGTAACAATAGTAGATGAGATACCAATAGAATCTTCAATGGCCCCAGAAGTTGTTTTAAATGAAGGTGAAGTTCATCAAAGTTCATTTCATGGTGGTACACAAGATGATTCTAATGAATTAACAGTAACATTACATGCTAATGATATTTATAGATTGATGCATATTAGTAATGGAGAAGAAGAATTAGTTGGACAATATGACATTCCCATAGAAGTTAGGGAAATTGATGATTTAGAATTGATTAACCAGAATGGTGGTGAGATACGGGAAAATCGTGAAGAGGGAGAATGGTACGCTACAAAAAGTCCATATCATGGAACAACAGAAAACAAAATTATATTACAAGTTGATAATAAATATGATCTATATAGACTTAGACCAAATGGACAAGAAGTTCTTATTGGTTCTCATAATAAATGGAAAGAGGCCAAAGAATGGTCTTTAGATTCACTTCAAACTGGTGATAAATTAAGAATTTTTACAGAGAATCTACAGGGTCCAAATGGTTTTATAGCAAAAGTATATTTTAATAATCAGGTATATAGAACTGGGGATCCAAGATCAAAATTTCAATCTGATGATGCCGAAGAAATTTCTATCACAAATGATGGTATCTGGGATGCAACAGCTTTTACTTTAAGAAGAAGGAAGAGGTGGTGGAGTTGGTTTCGAGATGATGTATATAATTGGCATGACACTACAGAAGTATTTGGATCACAAGCATTTATGCCAACAAAAATTTATGGATTTCCTGAAAAGATAAAACAATGGAAAGGTAAAGTACATAAAGATTTAAAAGATTGTAAAGTAATATGGGGTTCATCAAATTTTAAAGAGCTTAGATGGGAATGGGAGCCAGCAGCTGGTATATATCAAAAAATATGGAAACGACAAGATCCAGCATTAAATGTTCGTTCTGTTCATCCAGTAGGTTGGAGTTCTGGTCTTACAACATATAGTTGGAGTGATACAGGAACTTTTTCACATTGGAAAACAGGTTGGGTAGGTTATCAAGCAAAATGGGTTAAAGGTGAAGGTCATAGTGGTGGTCCTGCTATGAAATTTATAGACCAAAATTCACAATTCCAAAATCCAAATCATCCAGGATATAATGGTAGATATTTTGATAACTCTGGAAATAGAATTGCAGATTATACTGCCGGGTATGCATACGGGCCAAGAACTGGATATGGAAGTTCAACTCATCCTATTTCATTAGAACACCGTTGGCAGGGTATTGATCAAAGACCACCTTTTAGTTTTGAATCACAAGGAATACAAATCGGTGATACAATTAAAATTTCTTGGTGGCAAAAATCTGATACGATTGGTAAGGGTGCAAGAGTAGGTATAAGATATTGGGTAAAAGAAGTACCAATTGATGCACCATTTTGGGGAGCAGGTGCAACTACTTGGGGAGATACTGGTAAATTTATTCCAGTATCAAAGGATGGTGAATGGGAAAAGGCAGAATATACTTTTGAAATTCCAGAAGATTGGGATCTTGGAAGAATGGGTTCTTCAATTTATGGGGATAGAAATATCGGCCCCCTGTTTCGTATAGCAGGTCAATATGGTCCTGAAGGAATATTATGGGTAAGTGAACCAAGAATCACATTAGTTACAGAGGCAGATAATCCAGAAGTAGTTAATATGTATACTATTGATGATTTTGATCCAACCGATAAATTAAAACTTTATACTACAAATTTGGGTACAGATCCACGTGGAATTCTAGCAAAAGTAAACTATCGTGGAGCAGTATATAAAACTGGTGATAAAGATAAAGAATATTATTATGATGATTTTGCTGGTTCAACGTTAACTGTAAACTTACCTGGTACTTGGCAAATAACAGGTATTGAAAATAAGAACTGGACGGATCTTGGAGAAGTAACAGATGATAAAATAGATCCTGAACTTAAAGATACTAAATGGATTTGGAGTGCGGAAGATACAGATGAAGTTGTGTGGGAATGGTCAGCAAATATTAACGTTGTTGATGGTATATGGAATTATCCTGATCCTGTTACATATGATGATGCTATTACAATAGGTAGTTGGAATGATGGTTTTAATCCTTTCCATTGGGGAGGTAGTACAAGTAAACAAAGTGAATTATTTTGGCATACGGGTTGGATAGGACACCACGCTAAATGGGTACGGAATGACGGCCAATTTGGTGCCTGTATGAAATTTATTGATATGAATTCACAATTTGTATCACCAAATCACGAAGATTATGATGGACTTTATAAAACAGCGAATAACTCAGGAGCACAGGCTACATTAGCACATAGAGATATGTTTATGTATGCTGATTTACCAAATAAATTAGCATCACAAGGAATACAAGAAGGAAGTTTTCTAAAGATTTCTTGGTGGCAAAAAACAAATGTACCTGGTAAAGGTGCAAAAGTTGGATTACGACATTTTAATAAAGATGGTCAAGTTTCTTGGGGACCAGATAATGAATTTTATAGAATGATTCCTTGTACATCTGTAGATGAATGGGAACAAGTTAATTATACAGGTGTTGTTGATGAGGATTGGGATTTAACTAATACTGATAAAATTTATATAAAAGGTCATTTTGGTCCAGAAGGAATGTTGTGGGTAGAGGGAGTAACGATTGAAATAGTTTCTGGAGTTTCAACAGAATCAGATCAAGTTAATACATATGCAATTCCTAATTTTAATCCAGATAATAAATTAAAACTTTATACTACAAATCTATTAACAGAACCAAATGGGTTTATATCAAAAATAAATTATCGAGGTGCGGAATATAAGACAGGAGATAGTGGTGTAGATTTTTATACAGATCCAATAACTGATGAAACGATAACTATTAATTTACCAGGAACTTGGTTGACTCCAGGAGGGAACTGGAAAGTATTGGGAGATTCAAATATAAATCCAGATTTGGTTGTAGATCCCAATTTATCTGATAGTAAATGGATTGGAAATGTTATTGAAACAGAAGATCAACAAATATGGAATTG